GGGGTTTAGGTCTAAGCCTTACCTATGCCCTGCGGGTGTTCCTACCATTGGTTATGGATCAACCTACTATTCTGATGGTCGAAAGGTCACATTAAACGATGCTTTAATCAGTCAGGAAGACGCTAGTGCCTTACTAATGCACGAATTGAAACATACTTATTTGCCAGGCGTTTTAAGAAACTGTCCGATTCTTGCAACAGATGAAAAAAAATGTAATGCCATTGTGGATTTTGTTTACAACCTTGGAATTGGTCGTTTGCAAACATCTACTCTCAAGCGAAAAATCAATTCTCAAGAGTGGGAAGCGGCTAAAGAACAACTCATGTTGTGGACTAAAGGCGGGGGCAAAGTCTTGCCTGGCTTGCTAAAACGCAGACAAGCCGAGTGTTCTTTGTTAAATTAAATTGTAATAAATACTATATAAGGTGTTGAAATGGCTAACATTCCTACACCACAAGATGCTGAATTGTTTGCACAAAGTGTAAAAAAATGGCAACAAGTGCTAAGTCTTGGTGATTGGCGTATTGAAAAAGGCATAAAACCAGCTAAAGCTGCTATGGCTTCTGTTGAGTTTACGCCTACTGCAAGACTTGCTGTTTATCGTCTAGGTGACTTTGGCGCTGAAAAGATAACGCCTCAATCATTGGATAGAACGGCATTACATGAGTTACTTCACATCTTTTTGCATGATTTGATGTGTGTAGCTACAGACCCTAAATCGTCAGATGAAGACATAGAAATGCAAGAACATCGGGTCATCAATCTGCTAGAAAACTTGTTATCTAAGGATTCTCATGGTATCGACTAATGGTCTCAATTCATGTACGGATGAGCAATTCATAACTTTGTGGGATAAACATCAGTCTGTTACAAAAATAGCAAAGATTCTGGGCATCACGGAAAGAGCAGTTAATTACCGCAGACGAAACATGGAAGAAACCCATAAGCTCAATTTACCAGCAAGTGATTCAAGAAGTGCTAAATATGATTCCAACAGACCAAAATCTTTTTCTCCGTTAAAACAAATAAACCTTGGCATACTAGACGGAACAGTTATTGTGTTTTCAGATGCTCACTTTATTCCAAATCAGCGTACAACAGCCTTTAAAGGGCTTTTATGGGCTATAGAACAGTTCAAACCCAAGGCGGTGATATGTAACGGGGATGCGTTTGACGGTGCGTCTATAAGCCGCCATGACGTTACTGACCAACCACAAACTTCTGTCATTCAAGAATTAAAAGCCTGTCAAGGCGCATTGGGTGAGATAGAGGAAGTTGCTAAAGCAGCAAGACACAATGTAAAGCTACTGTTTACATGGGGCAATCACGACATTAGATTTGGCAATCGTTTAGCCCAACACGCACCACAGTTTAAGGATGTTGTTGGCTTTAAACTAACAGACCACATCCCAGATTGGGACTTTTGTTGGGCAGTATGGCCTACTGAGCAAGTCATTATTAAGCACCGATATAAAGGTGGAATCCATGCCACTCACAACAACACGGTCAATGCTGGTGTATCGGTGGTAACTGGACATTTACATTCTTTAAAAGTGACCCCATTTTCTGACTACAACGGGGTTCGTTATGGTGTAGATACGGGAACATTGGCTGAGACTGATGGCCCACAATTTACCTATGCTGAAATTAACCCAAGCAATCACAGATCAGGGTTTGCGGTGTTAAATTTCTTTAATGGTCAACTTCTATGGCCTGAGTTAGTCCACAAGTTTGATGAAAATCAGATTCAGTTTAGGGGTGAAGTTGTTGATGTAGGTGCATTTTGAGCGCACCTTTAATTATCATTACAGGGCTAATCTACGCATACATTGCGGCAGAACAACTTTTTAAGGGCAATCCCCACATGGCAATTGTTTATGGGGGGTACGCAATAGGAAATGTGGGGCTTTACTTGATGGCAAAGTAAGCCCCTTTTGTAGCTTTTAAAATACAGTTATTCGCTGTCGTTCAAACCAGCTAAGACAACTTTTTCCTCTTCCGTGTCTTCAAAGTCATCCTCATCACAGTCAATTGCTTCATAGTCAACCGCCCAGCCGTGGTCTTCCTGAAAAGCAATAAAATCTCTGATGATTTGGATTTTGTCAAAGTCCCATGTTTCAACTGTAATTTTCTCATTTTCAATATAACCAATATCCATTTCAAATTTCATGGTGAACTCCTTACGCAACGGATTGTTGCAACGCAATATTAAATTGGGATTGTGTCTATAAAACGAATTATTTGGGAAAAGCATATTCCTACGAATTCCCCGCATGGTTACATTGTACTTACTTGATTTTGCCGTAAGTGTTTACCCGTAGTTCTAGCAATCCAACAAGTTTGGCAAATCCATTTGTGACCCATGTCAATCCCGCCCTCTGGTGGTTTGTCTTGGTCGCATTTGTTGCAGCATCTGTATTGGTGTACTGGTTGATTAAAATTTAAACCGAGTGGATATAGCGCCATTCTCTTTCATTCCTTTGTGAATTTGATTTGACCGTGTTGCCAGTCAGTTCTATTAAGCCAAGCACTTTCATTTCGTTTAAGCGCCTAGCGACTTGATTTGGGTCTAGCATTGTCATGGCTGAAATGCCATCTTTGCCAAGTGGCCCGTAAAATTTAAGGCACTCAAGAATAACTTGGTAGTGTTGTGGTGCAACCTCTTTAATCGATTCTGCTGCCTCAAACGATGTAAGAGGATCATTTGCCCTAACTCTTGGGAATTCGGGTATGGAAAAAATTTGTTTAAATGCGTCTCTATAGTCCATGATTACTCCTTGTTGGTGGGGGTACTAACCACTCGTCTGCAAGCTAGGAAAGTCCTTTGCGTAGCTTTCCCCCCGTTATTTAAAATGGTGCGTCATCGTCCGTTGGTAAACCTTGATAGCCCTCTTTAGGCTTGGGTGTGTTCATGTATGCCCAACCGTTCCAGCCGCCATCCATAAGGGGCATACTGTCTAACTTGAGCATTGGCCCATTCTTAGTCTCAATGACCGATCCAATGGTTTGGTAACGTGATTTCTCTTGACCCTCTTTGTTTTTGTATTTACCAGAAACAACGGAAATTTCATAAAGTTTAGACATTCTTGACTTTCATAAGTTTGTTAATTTTGTCGTCCAGTTCAGCAATAAATTGGACAATTTCACCCTCGATTAGCCTGATAAACACATTATCCCTTGGGACACGTTTAACAAACAATTGAAGTTCTGTTGGAAGACGATTGTCAAAAGACACAAAGTCACACCATTCACGGTCTGTGCAAGCCATTTGGAATTGCATTTGCGTGTTGTACTTGCCTGGCACAATCTCAGACAACAACGTATCTATGTGTGTGGCAGTATTGGGGCATTTGATTTCTAGCAAACCATTGTCTCCAATAAACCCGTCAGGAGACGCAGCAGCCATTAAAATCTTTGGATGAGGTACAAAACCCACTTCATCAACTAAAACGTCTGCATAGGCCTCATAAGCGGCTCTAGCCAAAGGTTCTGTTTCTGTGCCATGTTGCATTGCTTCATTAGTAAAGCCTTCAGCCCTTTGACCTGTTAAGCGTTCACAAATTAACTTTGCCATGTAATTGTCTCGACTTGATGAGTAGCCCGTTTTGGTCTTGGCAATAACATCAGCTACCCGTGAGGCGGTAACTTTACCAAGTCGAGCCGCAAACCATTCTTCTGTGCCTTGTACAATTTCAATCATTTTTTTCCTTTACTTGCTTGGGTGCTTTTGTCCCACAAACAGGACAATAATTAATTTTTCTTGCATAAGATAGATTGGTTTCCCAAAAGAAACCGTTTTCCTCATAGCATTTCAAAACGGGGTAATCAACTTCTGGAACACGCAATTCGCAATAATGCTTTTCTGTCATAGTTTGCCCTTTGCTTCATCTTTGGCTGCAATAACTTTCATCTGCCAAGCCTTGTCACCGTCACAAGCCGCATAAGCTATTTTGTAAGCAATCTTCAGTTCATCTTGTGTGGTGGCGTTGTGGATGGCTAGAAACAAGTCTGTCATGCTATTTGGGTCAATGGTTGACTCAGGTTCTACAAAAGACGGAAGATCGTCTCCGCTGTATATGTATAACCCAAGTCCATGCAAGCTGAGTGCTTTGGTCATGCAACGCATGATTGCAGTGTTGACTTGGAAAGCATCAGGGCTTTGGATAGCTTTGTTGCGGTGATCCATGACGGGTAGTTGGCAAGTCATAGGCTTGTCAAACATAGTGACTGTTACCCAAACCATTGCTGTACCGTTTATGTCCATAAAACATTTGTCACCAAACATTTCTACTTTAAACGTGGCCTTTGCATCTGCTTTAAGTGCTTCAGCCCATGCCCAAGCCCATGACAGATAAGTAAGGTTTGCTTTTTTCTCTGTGTGGTCATTGACGTTAAGCGTCAATAGATGTGCGACTGTCATTGTTCAATCCTTTCAATGTTTTTAGCTACTAACCATTTGTCACCCAACTGGCGCACAGAGCGCACCCATTGGCGTTGATATGAACGTATGACTTCAGGCGGTGC